GTGGTGTGACACGCCTGAAGCCGTCGCAGCTTGGAAGACCGGCTTGACCAGTAGAAAGCGCAAGCTTTTTATTTGGTGACACCCATAGTCGGGTAAAAAAAATACCGGAGCACTACGGCAGGCTCCTTTGAAATGCCGAGTGGGTTCGAATCCCGCCTCTCAATCTATTTTAGCCGTGGCTAAAACTTTGGTCTTTCACTTTTCCTAAAGATCAAGTAGAGACGGGTATGGCACCCGCACCCAGCCCGGCAGGGCTCACGTTTGAACCCGCCCCTTACCACGTCGATCCGAATGGGGACGTGTGGCTTGATGGAGCTGGATTTCCCGCTGGCACTTCCGAGCTGACGGCCTGCCTCTTCATGTGCTTCCAAGCGGAGTGGCGTGGAGGCTCTCGCACGGGTGCACCGCCGACCAAGGACGACCGCTGGCGTTACCTACGCCGAGCCATCGACCTGTCGTTCAACTGCCCCGGCTCGATCAGGCGTATTATCTGGAACGAATGGACCGAGACGATTTTGCGCGAGTGCATCACCGACAAGGGAGAGAAGAATTTTGTCGGCTATGCCGGGTGCTCGTCTTGCGTTTCAGGAGACACCCGGATTCTTGATCCGACCACATGGGAGGAACCGACGATCAAAGAACTCTCTGATGCGGGTGAGCGACCGTGGGTTATGACGCTGAATGGTCCGGAGCTGGCCGAAACTCCTTACCTCAAAGGAAAGGCCGAGATGTTTGAATTTCGGCTCAGCAATGGAAAATCGTTCAAATGCACTGGAGACCACTTAATTCTGACTCCGGACGGCTGGAAGCGTGCTCGCGAAGCCAGCGTTGGCGCGTCGCTTCTAGGATACGAGCCTTCCCTTCCTCGCTCCATTTCGGGCACCGTCCAGCAAGGTCCACTTCAAGATGCTCTCCATTGCTTGCAAACAACTGGAGATTTTCAATCTGGTTGTTCTGCTTATTTCCATCGCGGTGATGAACGACTTCAGTTGGCAATAGATGCCTGCCTAGAGCGCTTTCCATCACCAGACGATGTTCCAGAACAAAGTGGCTGTGCTTCCGCGCATTCGGATGACCTTTGTGATGAATCAGAATGTAGCCGTCCTTGTCCACCGTCCGGCCCTTCCATTGGTGATGACGATCTCCGGTGTGCGGAGCTTTTGGAAACTCTTTTGTCACGCCATTCCGACGAAGGAATTTCTTCACCTCCCGCCCTACGGTTCCAACTGCCTCCGCCATCTCGTTCAGAGTGGAGCCTTCGGAGCACATTTTTAGCACTAGCGCTGAGTTTCGGTCGCAAGCTGCGTAAGGGTTACAGCGCATTCCAGTCCTTGGTGTCGGAATGCCCTGCCGGTTCAGGATATAGCCAATCATTTTCACCGACATTCCAACCTCGTCAGCAACCAGACGGGTGCTTTTCATCTCTCGGAACAGATCCGCAATTTTTTGATTCCGTTCCACATGCTTGCTCCAGCCTTTATTCTGATGTTTCATCGTATTTGATGGTCTCACTTCCACAGGTGGAGTCAATCACCAATCTTGGGATTTGCGAGTTCTACGATGTGACCGTGCCAATTCAGGGGCACTACTTTGCGGAAGGGGTAATTCATCACAACTCGGGCAAGAGCGACGCGGTGGCTCTTTACGGGTTGATGGCCTACTGGGGTCGCCCGTCTGAGACTTGGTTCATCATCATGTCTACCACCAAACAAGACGCTCGAATGCGGGTTTGGAAGTCGCTCACTCAATTGTGGGGGCAGGCGTCCATCATGGGTTGTCCCGGCAAGCTCATTGACTCGGACGGCTACATTAAGGGAGTGGATGCCAACGGCAAACTGTGGCGCAACTCGGGCATCGTGCTCAAGGCGGCGGGCAAAGCAGACGGCGAGGAAGCATCCAAAGAGCTGCTCGGAATCAAGAACCCGGTGGTGGTTGTGGCGGCGGACGAGTTCAACGAGCTGCATCCGGGTATCCTTAAGACTGCTTCCGAAAACTTGATTTCCAACGAAACTTTGACATTTGCAGGCATGGCCAACCCGGACAAGCTCACCGATCCATTCGGCGACCTCTGCGAACCTGACGAAGGCTGGAAGTCAGTGAACGAATCCCAGATGCGCTGGCGCACCAAATACGGCAAATGCGTGCGCTTTAATGCTGAAGAAAGCCCGCGCATTACCGACCCGGACGGACACAAGTTTCATTGGCAGCCGGATCAGGCGTATTGCGACCGCATTGCGGGTCAACGAGGCGGCAAGAAGTCGCGGGGTTACTACCGGTTCGTCAAGGCGTTCTGGTGCCCGGACGGTTCCGCCAATTCGATCTACTCCGAAACTGAGTTTCTCATTTCGTGCGCCCTGAGCCAAATCGAACCAGCGTGGGACACGCATCCGGAAATTCTCGAATCGCTGGACCCGTCGTTTTCACGCGGCGGCGACCGTTCGCAAGCGGCTTTCGGCAAGCTTGGGAAGGTAAATGGCCGCGATCACCTGCACGTTTGCCTTGAAACCACCATCGAGGACGACATCACCGACAAGACCACCCCGCTCAGCTACCAGATTATTCGCAAGTGGCGGGACATGGGCATCCAAATGGGGGTAAAACCGTGCGACGCCATCCACGACAACACCGGAGCGGGCGCTCCGTTTGGGCACATCGTGGACGTGGAGTGGTCGCCTGCGGTGCAGAAAGTCAATTTCCAAGGCAAGGCGTCCGACCGCACCGTGCTTTTTCGCAACGAAGACTGCACCTATTACAACAAAAACTCAGAGTTGTGGATTCAACCGGCCGAGTTCATCCGTTCCAATCAGATCAGCGGGTTGTCAATTGAGACGATGGCCGAGCTGGTGGAGCGCGAGTATCACGCCAAGGAAGGCCGCACCGTGCGGGTGGAGGGTAAGGACGAAGCGAAGAAGCGGCTGAAGAAATCGCCCGACCGCGCTGACGCCTTTCTGTTGTTAGTGGAGAAGGCTGTCACTAAGGGACGCTTTCGTTCAGAGGAAGTGAAGAAGGTCAGCAAGATGGTCAACCGGGGCTGGGAAAAAGTGAAGCAGAAGATCGGTTTGACGACAACCTGCGGCAGCAAAATGCGGCGTTGAGTTTTAGCTGCGGCTAAAATCAGGCAGATGTTACCCATTACACCAGAATGGAAATCCGTCATCTATGCAGGATTTCTTGACATTCTCCGTAGATTCAGCAAGACAGTGGCACTCCCGCTGTCAATGGGTAGTAACCCTTACGTCTTCATGTCACTCTTCACTCAAAGCGAACAACAATTGGACGAGTTGCGAACCCTCGACCCGGAAACGCTCGAAGAACCGAAAAGCCGGATTAGCACACCGGAAGCGGTCAGAGCCATTCACCGCAAACTCGCTTTGGACGATGAGGCTGGTTCCTACAACCGTTCTTTGGTGCAGGCGCAGAAGGACTTCCACGGCCCGCACAACGAAAAAGAGCTGGAGAACAAAGGCCAGTCCGACCGCTTCAACATCACCACTGGGGAGAACGCCACTGTCACCAACGAAGCGACGGCCGGGTTGGTTGACATCTTCACCACTCCCAAGTTGCTCGCCTCCATCCCGCTCAAACGCGAGGTGGACCAGCAATACGCCGAGACGTGGAGCAAAGTGATGGCCGAGGAATACACCGACCTGATTCGCAACGACGGCGGCGAATCGCTGGCCAGCTTCAATTTGATGTGCGACATCTATTCGACCCATGGCGTCGCCATTCCTTACTTTGACGACCGCGAAAATCCGTATTATTCGGTAGCCGGGCTTGACCACTTCAAGTTTCCCCGCAACACCCCGATCATCACCAACAAAGTGCAGCTCTGCACGGCACGGGGAACTTACGGCGCGGCCGACTTATTCAACAAAATCGGAACCGACCCCGACTGGAACGAAAAAGCAATTCGCCTCGCCATCTTGCAAAGCACCGAAAAATCCGGGAATTCTGACTGGAACGACTGGGAAAAAGTGCAGCAGGAAATGAAGGCCAACGAAGTTTACATCGACTGCATTTGCCCGCCTATTGAGGTGGTTCATTTGTGGGTGAAGGAATTTAACGGCAAAATAAGTTACTACATTGCGGCTAAAACGGCACTTTCCGAAAGCCACACCAATTGGAAGGAAGACTTCATTTACAAGTGCGAAGGCCGCTACGACGAAATGGGGCAATTCCTCCAAATCATGGCTTTCTCGGTGGGCAACGGCGGCTTGATTTATACCGTTCGCGGCATGGGCTACATCATTTACCAGCTTTGTAACGCCATCGACATTCTCACCTGCAAAACCTTCGACAACGCCCGTGTCGGAGGTTCTTTGATTTTGCAGCCTGCTTCCATGGACGACGCGCAGGACATGCAGAGCATCGACGCTGGCTGGGGCATCATGCTGCCGCCAAACATGAAGATTCCGGAGAAGCCAATGGGGCAAAACCTGAACAACAACGTGATTCCGGCGCTCAATGAAGCGCGTGGCGTGATGAACCGTGCGACAGGCGGCATGTCAGGAGGAGGGATGATGCTTCAAGACAGAGACTCGCGGGAGACCACAACCGAAGTGTCGGCTAAGCTCGATTT